AGGGTAATCTTGCCCTCGTCAAGCGATTCGCCCAGGCCGTCCATCATCTCTTTTGCAACTTGCGCCTGTGTTGCGCCTTTCAGGCTTTCAGCCAATCCCCAATAACCCTGTGCGGCGTCAATGACCTTTCCTTGTTGTTCAGCCAATGCGTTGGCTAATTCTTCCTGTGCGCGTTTATCGTTGTCAGCGGCGGCGGCGGCGGATTGCTGCGCTCCTGCAAGTTTATCTGTCTCTCCGGTGTAATCAACAAACGCGGCGGCTTGTTCTTCGATCGCTGTCGTTCCATCGCGAACGATAGAATTAAAATACTCAGACCGTTGCGCCATGATGAACTGGGCTTCTGACCGTAGGCCGAATTTTTCAGTCAGTTCATCAGACCATTTACCAGCCTCGATATCTGTCAGTATCCAATCTCTTGTGGCCTCTGCTAGTTCTCCGGTTCTTACATACGCGTCAAGCGTTGCAGTAGCATATTCGTCATATGATCTCGCTGTACTGAGGACGGTTTGTTCTTGCTCGTCAAATGCCGCGTCCAGTCTCTCCGTCCACGTCATCAGCAACTCGATAGCCGTAAACGCCCGCGTCAATGCTGGCTCTAGTTTGGCGGTGAAGGCGTCGGCCATGTTCTTAGCGCTGGCTGATAATCTCGTATAGGCGTCTGTTGCGCTGTCGGTCGTGCCGCCGACCTGCTCTATCAGGGTATTGCCTGCTTCAAGGGTGGCGTTGAGTAGCGCTTGTTTCTGTTCGGCGGCGGTCAGTTCCTCGACTGATTTCCCTAACTGTGCAGCATAGGCGGCGTTGGCTTCTCCGACCTTGACAGTCAGTCCCAGGTTATCCAGTATCAACGGAGACGCCCGCTTGATACCAGTCGCTAAACTGTTGTACATATGGGTCGTATCGCCCAATGCCGGGTTTAGCTTGTTGGCGGCCTTTGCGATTTCCATCAGTTGCGGCGTTGCATCCGCTAAACTCTTAGCGAGGTCGCCTTCTGCACCGGCTAACAGGGTCGCCGTACTGGACATCAAGTCCATCTGTGTGATCGTGCCTTTGCTGGCCTCGGTCAACTGGTCGAGCAGGTCAGACGATGCGCCGACCTTGTCAATCAGCATATCAAAGGATTCGGCGGTCTGTTTGATCTCCGCGCCGCGTTGCCCGAACTCAAACGCCCCCTTGAATACAGCGGCGGCGGCGGCTGCACCGGCGGCCATGCCGCCCAGCGCGCTGGTCAGATTGCCGACCGACAAACTCATGCCCTTTGTTTCGGTCGATGCGCTCTTGGTGGATTTATCCAACCCGCCCAACGCCTGTTCGGTCTTTTTCAGATCACCAAGCGCCTTGTTGACCTCTGATTTTATGAGTAGCTTGATTTCGCCGTCAGCCATCGTTATAAATCCTTTGCGCCGTCATCAGTAGTTCGTTCTGTTCCGGGTGGCTCTTTGCCCAGGTCGCCCAATTGTTTGACGCTGCCCGGCTCTGGTATGCCTGTATGATGTACTCAGCAATCTGCATGCGGCGTATCTCTCCATAACCAAGCGGTCTACCGTAGACATTCGCCGCCCCGAACTTTTGACACGCCATGAGTAGATGATATTCTTCCGGCGCCCCTTGCCCGTCGCCATCGGCGTAACCGTAGGCGCGGGCTATCAGTCGTTTGGGACTGTTTCCTCACCGGTTATCACCTTATTGACCTCTGACAACGCCCACAATAGCAAATCCACCACCGCACGACGCGGTGATGCCGGGAATTGTTCAGGGTCTCGGTTCTCAAACCCAGGCACATCAAACGCATCCAGGCAGGCGCAAACCGCCGCCCAGGCTTTGTATTCCTGGGCAACGTTGTCGCCGTCCTCGTGCGCCTGGTCGCTCTCACCCATCAGCCGCCGATACTTTACATATTGCGGATATAGTACCGGCTGGCTGATGGTGATAGACCCAGGTAACACCTCAATGGGTGACTTGACTGTTTTAGACATAGGTTAGCTTTCCGCTGCCGTACCCCATGCAGGTGCAGCCGATCCAGGGAACATATTGAAGCGGGCGGAGTATTTGCCAGCATTGATGTCAACGGCGTAATTGGTGCAGATGAAGCCGCTGGTTGCACTGGAGGTAATACCGAACTGCGGTTCTCCGCTTTCCCAGGCATGCCGGATACCAATCTGGATATCGAGCGATAGTGGGGTATTGCCGCCATTGATACCGGATAGTACCGTGTGACTGCCTGATAGCGTGCCGGCGGCGGCGACGGCGGTGTTATCAAATGGGCCGGTGATCTCGATCTGACAGGTGGGGGTATCGGGTAACACGCCCCGGATTGCATCTTGGAAAGCGGTCAAATCAACCTGTGCATAATCCAGCCCGACGCCGTTGATACTATCCACCGGGATTGATCGCAGCGTCCCGCCGCTATCATCGACGATGAAGTCAATCCATCTTGAAACTGTCCTACCTGTTTGTGCTGTCATAGTTTATCTCCTCTTAGCCTCTGACAAATGTCAGGGCAAACGTGACTGATGTGATGCCCGATAGGCTGATCTGCCAGCGGGTGAATTGTTTTATAGTGGCGTTGGTTGCGGCCTGCGCAATTCCTGCCACTGGTACGGCTGTGTGTGCAATTGCGCCGCTGGTCAGCCCGGTGACGTTGGTAAATGACCCGTCAGCGGTGTCGCAATCCTGAACGGTGATAGTGACATCGCCAGTCCCGGACACAGCGAAGATGTGATAGGCCATGAAGCCGCCAGCGGTGGTCTGTGCGCCGCCGTCTAAACCATCAGCGGCGTTTACGTCTGTTTCTGCACCGTAGGGGTGGAGTAACATTCCCCATGCTTTTTCATAGGCCAGCGATGCCGGGCGTTGTGGATGCCAGGGAACGGTAGCCGATACCATGCCGTCACCCGGCACGGCCATATAACCACCCTGGCCGAACTTACCGCAAAAACACGGATCTCCGGCGGCGGGTGCAGCCTGGATACCAATCGGGATTGACACAACGTGTTCCGTTCCCTCTGTTCCGCTCAAGACGGCGGTGATATCGTTGGCGACGCCCTGAGAAAATATCCCGTTCAGCGTGCCGATTGATATGGTCGCCTGACCAGGTAGACCGCCTGCTACACTGTCAGATAATGCACTTTCATCCTGATACGAGTGGGTGATATCAAGCGGGCCGATCTCCCTGGTATAGCCTGAGAGGTCATAACCACCTGCGTAAATCCTCGCCCATCGTTTGATTGTTCGTCCGGTCATATGACCTCCTAGTTTATAAACTCAGTGACATTCACCGCGATATCGCAGCCGTGAAATAACTTGCCGGCAGGGTCTGCGACTGGTCCAAAATTAGCGATACCGCTGACCTGAAATTCCACCGTACCGCCCAGATTATCAGCCCCGATAAACGCCCAGATAACCGCCAGGGCATTCGTCACCATCGCCGGGTACTTGTCAAACAATCCCCGACCACTACCTACAGAACTATTGCACAGCCGATAGTTCAGGGTGTACGTCACGGTATAGGGCCTGTCGCCAGCGTTGCCGTAAGCATCCGGCTCTACGTTCAGGTTTGTGACTAACCCTAACGGATTGGGAAACAAGCACGGGCAATCCCGATCTTCTAGCTTGTCCTGTACCTGGTCGATATCCTTGACTGTCACGCCGGATATAGATAGCTCGCTGATGTTGTCCAGTATCGTGCTGATTGCCGATGCCATCTATACCCTCTGTTTCCAGTTGCGGATAATAGCGGCGGCCTTCGCCGGGATGCCAGCAGGGGCAATCACAACGCCCGCCCCGGTGACGGTAGCAGTTCCGCCTTCGCCTTCGCCGAAACGCTGTTTATAGAACGTTTTTGCTATATCCAGGCAGGCTTGCTTGATATCATCCGGTGCAGTGGCCGCCAATCCCCACGACCCCAACACACTGATAACGCCTTCAATGTCTCCATTGGCGTCCTGCGCCCAGGATATCACTGATGATGCCTTGATCCTGATAGCGTTTTTCGGTGTGCTGTTGCGAGGCAGCAGGTCATAATCATCGCTGCTGATCTCTGTGCCGTCGCCGTTGGTCAGGGTGGTGACGCTTATCAGATCGCCATCTAACTGCAATTCACGTTCGCCGGTGGCGTCGTAGTAGCGCGTCTCAGTGGCGGCATAAAATCGACGGTTGGTCTGTGCATCAATGTACCGGCTGGCGGCTTCAATGATATCCTCTATAACACCGTCATCAGTGGCGTTAGTGCTGGTAATAACGGCGTAGGCTTTGAACTCTGCAAGCGTGCAATATCCATTGGTGATTGCCACAACTACCTCATTTCTTGGTCTTTGACCTTACCGGCGCGGCGGGTGGTGGTTTGCGTCTGGTCGGTGTCGGTTTCGTTTCCGCCTCATCTCGCAAGATAAAAGCACGCCCGGCATTGTGTAACGCCTGCGCCATACCATCCGGTAACTCTACATATTCACCGGACTGATAATATTGTTCATTCGTCAATACGCCTCGGTAATCTTGACTAAATCTAACCTTCTTCATAGAACAACCTTTCTACTCAAAGTAAAAGAGTATGGCGCCGCCAGTTTTGACGCCGCCGCCGCTGGTAACTGCCAGCTTGGGACGACCTGCCAGTAATGGCAATGCCCGGTCACCGCCTTGCGTACCGGTCAGGGCTGCGCCTGCCTCGGTGTGCATCAGGTCACGCGGATAATACAGCGCATCGGTATTGGCGTTGGTCAGGGTCAGTAATGTTTTAGCGGCCTCGTGGTTGATCGTGGAGACTACAGCGTCCACACCATCGGCAAAGTCGCCATCAATCCACTGCACGGCATACAAGCGTCCCAATACTGCCTCGGTAGCTTCTTTGCTGCCTGTGCCGTCAGTCTCAGTGGTGACTTCCAATCTCATTTCTTTTAGGTTCATAATTCGTAGTCCTTCCAATTCCCACGCCTCAAAACGTCCTCAGGTAGGTATGTCTCGCTGGATATGTTGATGATCTGCCCGCCCCGGTCGTACTCAAAGCCCTTTGCAATTTCAAAGTAACCGCTGGCCCAATCATCTAAATTCGGTATACCTCCGGCGTTCTCATCGTTGCCCCAAAAATGCAGGCTGGGGTTCTTGTGATAGATACCCACACATAACAACGTGTCAAACCCCATGAAGATCGCCATCTGCATCAGGACGTGGGTCACGCAATTGAACTGAATACCGTCATCGTTCAAAAAGTCCCTGGTATATAGCGGCTTATCTGTGCGCGGCCACAATGGGCCGGGACGATGCCGGAAACGGTAGAACAGCGGGCCTTGCCAGTGGTCAAGGTTGGGCGTCGGTACGAATTTGGGAATGTCCGAATAGGCTTTTTCTACGCCTTCTCTTAGCCAATCCTCGCGCACGATGCGACTATCCACCGCACAGTAATAGGTCGGTGTAAATCCCTCACGTTCAAACAGTGTATTGCTGCCAAAGGTGACGTGCTGGTTGAGAAAACTATCCGGTATATCAAGCTGACCTGGGCCGTTGCAAATAATCACGCACGTTTCCCCGGCGTGGAGATTGTGAAAACCCTCGATTGTGGGGGGATAGTTCCCCCCACGTGTGGGTTTAGTCATTGAACGAGTAGAGGACAACAACACGGTACTTTCCCGCTTCGGTGGCAGCTATGCCGGTATGACGTACTGCAATCATGCCGCCAGCCGCCACGCTTGGGTTGACCAGGGTCATTGATGTGGTGTCGCCGACTGCCTGAGATACCTCAAGGGCCGTAGCCGCCACGATCTGCGCGCCGCCAACGGCTGTCCCGATCTTGGCGTTTGCGCTGGCTGCGCCTGTGGTGTCGGTGGCCTCGGTGTAGTAGATGTATGCCTTCTCAATGGTCAGCGCCCGGTCAGTCACCAGGATAACTTCATCCAGGGTCGTACCTGACCCGTTGTCAATGTTGATATCGGCAGACATAGCAACGTTCAAAACCTTGTTGCTAGTTGGTTTGATGTTCAGTAATCCGCTCATCTTTTTACTCCTTTCGTATGTGGGGCGGTTTGACCCGCCCCACTCACTAAATAAACTTATACGGTGATGTTGTAGGAGATGGCGGAGGCTTCGGTGTCACGCTGGGCAAGGCCAACGGTCATCAGTGCAACAATCTCGTTGCTGTCGCTGCGGGCGGTGCGTTCGGTCTCCATCGTCATGCGCCGCTGGAAACCGAGTGTCCACTGATCCCAACGTACGGCCAGGATTGCGCCGGTTGTGTTGTTACCAGCGGTGTCAACGTCGCATTTGCCGGAGGTGTTAGCCTTGCGGCTGGCCTGGACGAAGTGCATGTTCGGGCTGGTGTAGACTTCGTACCCGTACATATTGACCAGTTGCCCGTTCTCGATGGTAGGCATGGAGTAGACATCCCGTGACTTGACCTCGGGCAGTTCCTTTGCCTTCCAGTGAGTGTTGACATCGAGAATAAACCCGACCTTCATCACGTCGAGGGCATTGATGCCAGCAGTCCCCATCAGCTTGACAGTTTCAAGAAAGTCCTCAGCGGTCAAAACGCCGCCGTCACGACTGTTAGCTGTGGTCGTAACCAGGCAGGATTTGCGAAAACCGTCAAACAGTAAGAAGGCCTCAGTACCGGCAGGCGTGCCTGCAATGTCATTGATGTTAGCGTTTGTGGTGGCTACGGTGTCGCCGTCGATAATGGCATGCTCAAGGTAGTTAGAGCCGGAGGCCTCCAGCTGGCGGCGGAGTTGCGAGGCGAACGGGATTAGTGACCGTTCGCTGAGTTCACCACTCCAGACGGTGCGAGCGCCCATTTTAGCGAGGGACAGCGTTTTCTTGCCAGTTCCCACACGTGAGGCGGTAACAGTAGCGTCAGGCGTCAGGGTGGTGGCGTTCAGATCGGCAGCTTCGGCGACCTTGTAAAACACCGGATCGGTGCTTTCCAGCGGGAGGTTGATGCTCTCATAACCGGCAGGTACTTCGATCTGCGGCAGTTTGCTGGCAACAAAAGTATTCACACGAATACTTTCCCAAAGTGCGTTCGAGTAAGCCACGCCGACCCATTCATCGCCGTAACTGGCGAGGGTTGAGTAGTCCAGCTCATCGGACTTGACCGCCATGCCTTTGCTGCGCAGTTCATTCATACCATCGCGGGCATATTTGGCAGCGTTGCCGCCGGTGACCTGGTTGGGGTCGTAGTGCTTTTCATCGGCCTCCATGCGGATCGCCAGTGATTTCAATGCCTGCGGTGACGGGCCAGGTTTGCCGCGTTCCTGTTCGGCCAGCAATACGCCAGCCATGACCGCCAGGTCTGCGCCGTTCAAGTTGTCATATGGTTTCAGGTCTGCGAACTTGGCGACATAGGGAGCGCCCTTGTCAGACGGGAGGCGGTTATTCTTTGCGGCTTCGGCTTCCCATTTTTCTTTTTCGGCCTTGATGGCGGCTTCAATCGCTTCGGCTTTTTCGGCCTCGGATTTGGCCTCGGATTTGGCGGCGGCGGCCTGTGCTTCACGGTCGGCCTTCAATGCGGCGGCGACTGCTTCGGCGGTCTTTTCGGCTATTTGTGCTTCTAACTCTTTATCCATGATTTTTTTATTCTCCTTCTCGGATTTGATTTGGTTGGGTTGTTTGCCATCCATCGCACCCGGCGACCCATCCGGCAGCGTATCGGCTGGCTTCGGGTCGGCTTCGTCTTCCTGGATGTTGGTTACAAATTCAGGCAGGTTGATACCTGCGGACTGATACATTGAGCGCATAGCGGGCAACGCTACGGCATATTGGTTTGCGGGCTGGCGTCCCTCGCCGGTGTCGAATAGGCTGATTTCAGCCAGTGGCCAGTTGAGTATTTCCCCATTGGCGGCAGTGCGTACCAGGTGGGCGATACTGCCAGATGATGCTTTCGCTAACCCCTCTTTGGCGGCCTCCCAGACACGCTTCGCCATCTCGCTAACTGCGTTCAGGGCCACACGATACCAGACGCCATCCTCGCGCACTTCGTGAGATATCGCCTTGCCAATAATCTCTGGTTCGCCCATCGGTTGACCGTCTGGACCTAAGCCGTGATAGTAGACAATCAAGGGGTCGAGTTGGTCATCATATAGGGCGGTGCGCTTGCTGAAATATTCCCCCTGGCTATCGCGCCCATTAGCATGCCCACCGAAAGGTACAGCTAAAACGTCTAGCTGCCATTCTCCGTTATCCGCTTTGATTACGTTGATCTTAAACACGAAAACGCCCATCCTTGATAGATGGGCGTTAGACGGGCATCCTGTGATTTTTGCGAGACCCTGACGGGTGGCGCATATAGCTAACTTGTTCTAATTATATACTATTTCAATCGACTTTACAAGTTGTTTTATGCCGCGCTTGATTAAATCCATATTCTGCGAGACGATACCGGCGGCGACCCGACCCATGCCCGCCCAGAATTGACTATCATCCATCAGCTTAGTCAGGCTGCCAGCCAACGCTAACATAATCTCACGTTCGGTCATTTCTCGATTGCCTTCTGCCCGGCGACTTCCAACCCGCGCCGCTCTAACAATGGGCGGCGTATCCAGCCGCGTTGGGGCAACTGGTCATCGGGTGGGTGTAACTCCTCAATCAGACAGTGAGCCTTGATATCCTTGATAACCTTGACCCGTGCGCCATGCGCCAGGATGCCGCTGATATTATCCACGCCGAACGGCTTGTCATGCTCTCGGTACAATAATGCCATCTTGACGGTCAATAGTCCACGCGTGCCGCTATGCTCGTAGCGGTCGATGCCGCAGATAGCGTCGTGATTTGGGTCTGGTTTCGTTTGCGCTTTACTGGTCTTTGATTTCACAATCCTACCTCCCGGATGGTTTTATCAACCCATCGCTGATATATCCTGGTGATCTCACCTAGTCTCTCTTTGGCAACGTCGTACAGTTTGCGCCATCCGATCTTTGCCATCGCCTGCGCCTGCTTTGCGCCGCCCAGGTAGGGCGCATAAGTCGCACGGTTGCCAATGCTGGTTATGTACGGCTGCGCGCTGATCGTGAACTGTGTCCCGTACCGCTCTGATGAGCCGGTATTATTATTCGGGCTTGTCCACGTGCCTTTACCGCGCTCATAGTACGGGTAGGGCGGCATGTTGGCGTCTGTCATAGACGGGTACTTCTGCAACCCCTCCTGCCCAATGACCAGCGCCCCGGCTTCACGTCCAGCGGCTTGCAGGTTTCCCGCAACGGTACGCGGAAAACGCACAAAGGCGGCGACGATTTTATCAAGGTTCTCTAACTTGATTTCGAGTACGTCACTCATCGCCGATCCTCGTTGTAGTCTGTGTCCAGCATCTGCATCTTGTGTGCGCTGGCGGGTTGTAGATGTTGCCATCAAAGTATTCGTTGATACCTACCTCTTTACCTTCCAGCGGGCCGCATACCGGACAAACCCGATCATCCCGGTTTGTGTACCAGATTTTGACAACCGGTACGCCAGGGTGGAGATGCGCTAACTCCTCGCCTGCTATCTGTGTGGCTTTAGCGTAGACGTTGGTGATCTCAGTTACCGCAACGGTCAAGGCTCGATCTGGGCCAAGTGTGTATTTCAATGAGCCAATTACATCGCCAACGGTCATCCCAGGATTTTCTACAAACTGTGTCAGTGTTTTCCTAAGCGCCTTCGTGGTGGTCTCGTCCAATTGTTCTACTAATCGCCCTGCCTCAGTTGCGGCTATCCGGGCCGCTTCTGCATTGACGCCGGTCAGGTCAATGGCTGGCCTGACCAACTCTGAGAACATCAGTACGCCATCATTAGCGGCGGCGGTGAATATGCGGATGAGTTCCGCTAGTGCATCCTCGCTGCCGTCATACAATAACAGGTCATAGGGTAGGGCTATATCCACCTTGCGCCCAGGGTAGGCGGTCTCAAGATAGCTGATGACCTCCTTCCGCTGCTGCCTGAAATGCTTTGATATCGCCCGGATGATGCGCGTCTCGAATATCATCTTCTCCTCAAGATGCGGTTCTCTAGGGTCTCGTGCCTTGATTGCATCCGGTACGGCGATACCGTAGGACTGCAATTGGGCGATACTGCGCCATATGAGGCGGTCGGCCTGGTAATTCATCCGTTTATCCTATCGTCACCGACGCATCAACTTGATCGTCAATCCATGCGACTTTTTTTATGGTCTTTATGATGTCTCTGTTCATGCCATCGACATACATCTCGACCGTAACCGTAATGGCTTTATTGGGTTCTACGTCTAATCTTAGGCGTAAAACTTTTTCAGGGTCTACCCCAAACGCCCTGCACAATTCACCAGCCCAGGGATTTTTACCGGATATAGCACCCATCACTCCACCTGTCCTCTCATCACTGATACCGCCTCAGTCAACGCATTGACCAACGCCGGGATATCGTCTATCGGTTTCATGGGTTGCCGGAATATGGCGGCTATATCGGCCTTTGTGTTGGCGTCCTTCAACGCGTCCCTGATTATCCGCTGTTCGTCCGGGTCGATGTGTTTGCAGCGGTATGATCGTCCCAACTTTGCGCCGCGTTCCAGTGTGAATTGATACCATGCGCCCAACTCTGCACGGGCGGCGGTATCTACGTTGTCGCGGTCATCTGGTTCGTTTGCCGGTTGCATCTCTGTTGAGAGTAACTCTCCCTCAACCGGGACGCCGGCGCCAACCTCTGACGGTAACAGTAGGCCGCGCTCGTCGCCTATCGGGTCGCTACCGTATCGCCGCCTGCGTACCTCATCAACGGTGTGGTATCGTGAGTATTCGGCTGTCTCGCTAATCTCCAGCACCCGGTCAATCTGGCGCACATCCTCAAACTCTGCCATCAGGTTATCGCCGTAGACGGGTAACAGGTTGTTGGTGATCTTGTCACCAATACTGGTCAGCATCGGGTAGACTGTGAACTCCAGGAATGTCGCCTTGCCGGTCTTGCTGCTGGCCTCGGTACTGTTGACTGCCAGCATGGACGCCAATCCGGGGGCCATGACGCCGAATATCTCATCACGAGTGAACTCACGACCTGCAAGGAACTCCATTTCTTTTTGTGTGGCGGCGGCCTGCATCCACTTGACATCACCCGCACCCGTACCACGTAGCATCATGTAATTCCGTTTTGCGCTGGCGTCTGCGACCTGGTCAAGTAGCTTTTTCCAGTCGGTATCATTGATCGCATCGGCAAACGCCAGGATGCCGGGTAGCCGTCCGTTGTTCTCGCCGAATAGCTTTGTATTCCATTTTGCCGCTTCGATGTCGCCCGCCGCCTGGACTGCAAATGCTTCGATAGCCGATAGTCCCACGAACTGGCTGAACGGGTTATACGTTTTGAAATGCACAATCTCCCAGGGGTTCAGGGCAATTGGCTGCCCGTTGCCAGGGTCATACAGATAACCGCGTAGGAATTGCCGCTCATCCGGCACAGGTACAATCTGATTGCTCTCGATAATCCACAGCTCTGACGGTGGACTGTTCTCGCTGGTACGGTTCAACCACCAATAAGCGTTGCCGGTCAGCTTCAACCCTGCGACGGTCGCCTCCAGGAACTCAAAACGACTGTGCAGCGGGTTGGGACGTTGCAACAGCATCTCAAGTGGGTGGTTCTGAATATCCTCTAACTCCTCGCCTGCCCGTTTCTTGACATTCAACACGGTCGGCGCGGCGGTCTGTGCGGTCATCTTGACGGCGGTATGTACCCAGGATAGACGGCGGTATAACTCCGCCTGGTTGCGGTATAGACTGTAATCCGGTATACTCCACTTCTCCACGCCTGCATCAGCCAACGCCCAGCCGGGCCACTGATTACCGGATGCTTTCATGATGTCCACGACTTCGCGCCGGTTGATATATCCTATTCTGTTGAGTGCATTTTGTATGATGCCCATAGTTTGTTTCCTCTCACGCAAAGTCAATCAGGCTGCCCGTCATGCCGCTGTAATTCGCCAGTAAAATACTTTCGCCTTTATCCGGGCTGCGCCCCAATCTGGATTTAATATCCTCTTTGGCCTCGATCTGCACACCTGCGGTGGTCAGTTTATATCTGGCTGCGCACAGATCAGCAACAATCTCATTCCCAGGCGGCAATGCGATATCATCACCATAGACCGGGTCGAGCGCATCTCTCATGCGCCAGTAATACTCCGCTCTGATGTTACGCATCTTCAGTTTTCCAGAACGATCACGATAATTAGATGCGCCGGCCGCATTGACCGGGATAACATTGCCGTACATCGGTTTGAGACTGTCATAGACCGATGAGCCGATACCAACCACGTCAACGTATAATGCGCCTGGGTCTTCGTCTTTCAGTGTGTTACGCACCAGGGCGGCGACGGTTGGGCCATCATTAGCGACTGTTCCAGGCCAGAATATCAACTCAGCAAACCAGTTATCATATCGTTTTGATAGGCTGGTGTTATCGCTGCCGCCTCTTGACGGGTCAAGTCCGGCGGCGGTCAGCTTTGCGCCTGTTGGCTGCTCTCGCTCCATCCATCGCCGTTGCGCCATGCGTACCCACTCAGTCGGTATGACCTGGAAGGGGTCAGCCTGTGCAGCCGCTTTGAAGTCGCCGTTTAGCAGTTGTGATCTGAGAGGCTCTGGTAGTGATTGCAGTACTGCTCTATACCGGTTATCCTGTGAGTAGTATGGGTTATCCTCTAAGCGTGCCGGGATAAATGTCCGGCTGCGTGGGTGGATGATCTCGCCGCCAGCCTCGAAACTCTCGCCGCTTGTAAATTCTCGTTCCTCGCCATCAACGGTGGCATACCAGCGCAACTCTCCGGGTTTCGCCGGGTTGGGGTGCATATCGTCCAGCCATGCGCCCCACCTGCGTATAATCCATGAGCCAGCCTCGTCAAGCGGCGGGTTGCCTGTTGCGACTACCCGCACGCGTTGCCCAGGGTCAGTCGTGCGATTCCAGCCGCAGATAAACTCATACTGACTTTCGGTAAACTCTGGCAGTTCGTCAAAGGCTTTCAAGTCGTGCGGCCTCCCCTGCCAGTCTGATTTGCTGTCCTCATACTGCACCGCTCCAAACTCGATGGTACGGCCATCTGGAAACGTCCATGTTTTATCCGATTTGTTCTCATTAGCAACATCCTGGATAAGCTCCCGGCAATTCCTGATAATCTCTTTCAGGTTCGGGTACACTCGCCGAAAGATTGCGCTGTGCTTGTGACACTCTACCGCCAGCCCGATGACAAGCGAGGTCTTTCCGCCGCCTGCTGCTCCGCCGTAAAAGAGTTCGTCCGCACGTGACAACAACGCTTCCCATTGCGGTCTACTCTGTGGTATCCATAACGCCGTCCGATCCTGTACCCTCATCAGGTACGCTTTTTCGGATAGCATTAGCGAGTGTAGATATTGCTCGATTGTATTCTGCATCTGTCACTTTCGTTGTGATCTCTCCACTGTGGTCTACGTCCAACCTCTGCACCGGAGGCCCAAGTAAATAATCCGCTAAAAATTTTCTTGCGGATGTGTCGCCTCGTTTAGCCTGGTCTACTGCTTTTTGGCAGATATCACCCCATTCCTTGAACGTGCATTTGCTCTGCATGATTTCGTAATAGCGAAGCTCGCGTTCCTTTTTAGGACGCCCTGCCGGATTTCCCGTCTTGCCCTTTACAAACTGTCCGCTATCGTTTCTCATATCCTGATATTTTGCCTGCTAACAGGTTTTCAATCCTCAAACACAATTGCGCCCTTGATAATTCCAGGAACGTGCCTTGCGCCTTCGATGCCTTGTTCCTGGCTGGTCTCGCTGAAGTCCACCACCCAACGGATTGTCCCATCTGCCAAAGTCTGCACCCTGGTCAATTGCGCCTCAAACTCCACCGCCTTGACCTCGCTCACCGCATCCTCCACAACGTATAAGCCACGATAGCGAGGCAAGCCATCAGGAAGGCATAGGTCAGCAGGGGGTCAGTCACGACTGCACCTCCACCAATACATCATCCTCATACACTGATGCGCAGTACATGCCTGCGCCGAGGTCTAACCAGATATCGCCGCCATCCTCGATCATGCCGTAGTAGCCTATTGTCAGTCCATAGGGTAGGCGTGATACCTGTTTGTACCTGATACCTGCACCGTTGCGCACGTTGAGACCATTACGAGCCATTACACGGCCATAGCCTGCGGGGTCATCTGCTTCGGGTAGGTCGGGATCATCAGCGTCCACAAAATACGGTTCAGGGTCAATCCAGCCTCTCCAGGGGTCGTTATCCGGGTAGTCGTTGCGCCTCAGCCCAAAGTGCAGATGCGGGGCGGTCGAATTGCCAGTGTTGCCGGATACGCCAATCTTGTCGCCTGCCTTGACCGTGCGCCCCGTCCACACTTCCCGATTGCTAGACAGGTGAGCGTACAGCGTGTAATGCGTGTCGTGGTCGATCTTGACATAGATGCCATATCCCTGCTCATCGTTGCCATACCCAATCACCACACCATCAGCGGCGGCCAGGATAGGCGTACCCACCGGAATGCCGTAATCAATTCCGTTATGGGCAGGTAGGCCGAAGCCAGCATACCATTCGGGATGTTCGCCGAAGTTCTGCGTCACTGGGTATTGACCGGAGAAGGGCAGTGATAGGTTCACGGTTTCCTTACCTCATACGTGGGCGGCTCCCAGACCGGCTCATCTCCGTTCTTGCGGATCTGCATCGCCAGCCGGTGAGCCCCTTCGATGACTTCATCAAGCTTGATCTCCAACTCGGTTATTCGCTGTTTCAGTGGTTCGATCTCTTTTCGCAACTTGTCCACCTCGTCCTGGTAGGGTTTCAACAATGCCAGTGTCGCCGTTGATAAACTCGTGTCGTTTGATACCCTATCCCGTTTAGATTGCTGTATCAGTGCGCCTATGCCCGATATAGCCCCAACTGCTGCGCCAATGATGGCGATTATCGTGCCGGTTTCCATGTGTACAATCTCCAAAACAGCTCAAGAGACACATAGATTAGGGCATGCACTCTCAGCCACTGCGACCAATCCGAGTAACTAACCCCATTAATCCCGACACACCAGCGCACGCCGTAAAATATTAGGACGTGCGCCAGGTAGGTGATCGCCGGGACTTGTCGCCGCCACTGACAGGGTACGCGCCAGATGATGACTGTCAGCATACCCATGCAGATAGCGGCCAGGATTAGAGAGGCAAACTGCGGGGCGTCCACTATTTATCAGCTTGCAGTGCCTTGTAAAAGATTGTAGCCACTCCAAACACAACACCGACCGAGTTGATAACGGCCTCCAGCGTCAACGCTTGACCAGCCAGCCCGCCGCTAATGAATACTGACACAAATGCCAGTACCAGGCTTGACAGGGTAGCGATAACGAGAGCCTTGCCGCCGTCCACGTCAAAGATGCTCTTGATGAGGCTGATAATCGGCATGCCGGCGAAACCAGCCACGACTGAGATTAGATAGAGTACACTTTCGTCAAAATTCATTTTCATATCCTCCAGTTAGATAACAAAAAAGCCCCGTACACGAGGTACGGGGCAATTGCGCGGTTCCTTTTCAGGTGCAGGCGGCCAATTCTGGCGGGCTGCGGTTTATTCGATTAGTGTCATTGTAGCATACTTAGGACATTAATTCAAGTAATACCTCCGTATTTTTTATCGATCCACGCCACGACCATCAGCAGGGCGCGCTTGAGTATCAGCATAAACTCCCTCAGGTCGTTATCTGTGCTGTAGGTCGGGCGGGATTCGGTCATATCCTCCACCTGATAATCAGCTGCTCGACCTGGTAACGAGGCCATAGCAATATCCACATGACACGATAACGCCATGACTTGCGCCACAGTTCGGCGTGCAGGGTGTGGTGGTTGATTTTATCGGTCATGTCGCCGCCTCCAGGGATTGCGCCCGTGTTGCAATTCGGAGAGCCACCACGCCATGATGATTAGCGGCAGGTGCAGGATGTCAAGGAGTTTGGTTAGCATAATCCACCACCTGCACATCCACATAATAAGAGCAAAATCACGACAACACACACGACCACCAGTACGGCGTCCATCACTGCACCACCATCCCCGGCTGTGTGTACCGCATGATATCCTCCACTGTCACGGCGGGCAGGAGTATCAGCCCGTTCAGAGCGCCCATCCTGATAGGATTAGTCCCGTATATTCTGGACGTAATCATGTCCTGCAGTGACTTCCCAAGCGCCATCCAGGTGACACGCATCCAGCCAGGACTACCTGAGACCGCCTCACGGATCATGGCCGCCTCTTGCGCCGTGACCTTGCCAAGCGTCTCGATGCGTCCGGCTGTGATCTGCGCCGCCCAATGCCCCCAAACACTATTTCCTGTGGCGATGACGCTGCCGCCTTTGACCCAATACGTCGCCCCCTGTGCGGCGTTCATCAGTTCGGACATAACGACCGGGTCTTTCAGGTCGATAACTCCAGTGGCGCATGACGATAGCAGGAATGATGCTACGATGACTAATAATAAGACGTGTTCCATGATTTTGTTTCTCATTTCGTTTTCCTTTCTGGTTTCAATATTTCCAGGTGCAGGGTGCCGCGCTTGTCTGATTTAGACAGCACCTTGAATTTCAGTCCGTGAATGGTAACGATCTCACCACGACAAGGAAGGTTACCAATCACAACATGACCGATGGCCTGATTTGCTCGCGCCTTGATTAGTTCTTCGGCGCTTTCGGCCATAGCTGTATTAACTAACTCGTCATTTCTGTTATACTCTTGCATGATTTATCTCCTTTCGTATCCTAAATAGTCTAATATCACATTCCACGCCTCATCTGCCGAATAGCAGACTTCGACGCGGTTTCTCATTTCTCGCAGGCCATCAATCCAGTGTTCCTGGTTGGCGGTGGGCTTGTTCTTGCCGACCTTCATCTCGATATAGAGTGCATGGTAATCTCTGTAAATTCTGTGATATCCATATGTTTCAATAGCTCCACCACTACACGGCAAGCACACATCCGGAACGCCACTCTTGACGCCCTCGGCCTTCATTTTGGCGGCGACTGCTTTATGACGGTGGCCCCCATTCGGGATTGCGAACAGATATTCCAGTTCGGGATATTGCGCCTTGTGCAGTTCGGCAAGCTGGAATAGTGCGACCTGTTCGTCGTGTTCTGTGCGGGTCATGTGTCCCTCGCGTGTTCTATCAGGCTAACCACACCCATGCAAAATTCAATCATATCTTCCCTTGACGCGGTCACATCGTAGAACAGATATTCTTTCCCTGTGATGATCTTCCATGCGCCTGATATCCGCTTTTTTATCGTGCTGATAATCTCGTCCTGCTTGCTGTAGTATGACCGCATGTAATAGGCAATGAAGTATTCCTCAGTGTTTTCATCCGGTGTCCAGCGTTCGACCTCAAGTATTCCGCATCCACATTCACATTTCACTTTTGCTGTTTCGTTCATTATTCGTCTACCTCCTCCACCTCGTGAAAAATATTACGCCGATAAATGTATTCCCCTCTTGCGCCAATTCTCCCGCAACCTTCGCACGGGTGCGTTATGTGTCTTTCGCATCCGAAATGGTTGCATGGTTCGCCGTCTCGGAGATCTCGCTCTGGTTGCGTAACATAACCGTGATTTCCTTCTGGGCATTTCATCATTTCACCATCCTTTCAACTCTCTCACACACTTGACATTTATCCGCTCGCCGATATGCGCCGCACTCAGGGCAGATCTTGATACCGGCGTGTGTCAAATGTATACAGATAAACGTCCCCAGCAGCATCCCCCAGCGGTCGAGGTCTGCCAGGCTGATGACTTCCAGTACGGCGTAATGGCCGATTATCTTTTCGGCGGCGGCTTCGGGGGTCAGGGTCATATCACCACCCCCACCGCATAAAGCAATTCCAATGCGCCCTCATGGGACATACGCGCCACCTTGCTATGTCCCTTGATGCGGTCAACGATACGGGCGGCTTGTTCATCAAGCCATGCCTGACGTTCCGGTGTCTGTGCGTCATAGGCGGCCAGTACAGCGGCGCGGCGTAACTGGTCTCGTTGTGATTTATTCATGCCTCAATCCTCCTGTATGGGTGCAGCTGGTTATACTCATCCAGCCACACCAGATATCCAGCCCGTTCAAATTGCATAGCCAGCGCGCCGGCGTCCTTGCTGCCTTTGAAAAACTCCCTGGACAGATGTGCGGGTTTCAGCGGCGCGTGGTCGCATAGGTACGTCCACATCTGGTCAGCTATGCCGTGCCGTTGTTTGCGCTTCATTCCCCGGTTGTAATCTCGCAGATAGGCGGCCTTACATTCCGGGCAGCGGTGGGGGGCTTTGCCTCGGCTGTATTCAAAGGGTTGCGCGCAGTCGGTGCAGGTTGTAATCATAATTCACTCATGTCAAACAAGGGTACTTGCGCTTTCTCGCTCACTGCTCGTTGCAAGTTCCTGATTGCCTGCTCATAGTAGGATTGTTTCAACTCAATACCTACAAATCTCCTGTTCATTTTCAAGGCCGAATATCCCTCGCTTCCAATGCCTGCAAACGGAGATAAAACAAGATCTCTCGGGTTCGTCCAAATGTCGATGCAGCGCTCAATCACGTCAAGTTGTAACGGGCATATGTGCTTTTCGTCCTTGTCCTCTCTGGCCGCCCTGCAATTCAAAACATTCGTTTGTCTTATATCAAACCAGACTGGAGAGGCGTATCGCTGCCAAACTTGAATGGAGTAGTCTCGATTGCTATCGTATTCAGTGGGAGCGTTATCTCCTTTGAAGTCGTGATCTTCTCCGTTTATGTCAGCGTGGCTGATCGGAACTGTGCTTTCAGTTCCATTGACTCCGTCCCACTTGCGAAACATAAGTATATAATCCGCCATGCCCTGGCGTACGACTTCAGATCGTACCGCCCAATTCTTGTGCAATAGCCCGTGATTCTTTGTGCGTTGCATTTCGATGACCGGATCTTTCCAGATTGTTACTCGACTATGATAAGTCCAGCCGCATTCCTCGTGTGCCTTGATAATCATCCCAGGGAAGTCCTTCAACCCTGCAGCTCCATCACGATTTGCATAAAGAGGCAAGTCTTTACAGTGTACCGCAGATATCCTGCCTGGCCGTGTTACCCTCTCCATTTCACTAATCAGATATTTGTAATGCTCGAAAAATTCAGCATCATCGGCAGAATTTCCCATGTCAGCGTGTGCGTCTGAATAAATATACAGATTTGAAAACGGAGGCGAGTAAACGCTAAAGTCAATACTTCCGCTTTCAATATCCGCTATTCGCTCTACGCAATCTCCTAGCATCATCGTCCAGTCTTCGCCGGACTCGTTGTTATATCCGCTGTCCATGCGCTTTAGTTTTTCTGTTTTCTTGCTCATGTCAGTCTCACTCATTGCCGCATTCATCGCCATTTGCATCTCATGGTGGGCAACTTGCTTGTTTTGTAATATCGTCATAATGTCTCCTTCCGTTTCCGAATATATGATATGTGCATGAACGTCATTGTGTTGACCAAACCGCCAGGACCTTCTCAATGCCTGGTATGTTTTCTCGAAAGAATAAGTTATACCAACGAATATTTGATTGTTGCAATGCTGCCAGTTCAAACCAAAGCCTGCAATATCAGGCTTTGTTATAATCTGCCTTACGTCCCCATTGCTGAAACTTGTCAACCCGCTTTCTTTTACAGCGATTGATTGCGAACCTCTTACCTCAACAGCTTCAGGAAACATCTCAATCAAGATATCGGCCTCGTTATTAGTGTCGCACCAGATAATCCAATTTTCATCAGATTCACCAACGATCTCTTGTGCCTTCAAACATCTGTTATATGCTGTAATCTTTTTTTCTTTCCACATTCCAGTCGCAGATAGAGACTCCATCAATATCAACTGACCATATTCATGCGCCCTGGAATGATCCACTCCAACGATATGCTTCTCTATTTTTAGCTCAGGCATGTTGAAATCGTAAGCATCGCATTTATCAGGATATCCAATATCGGATGGAGTAGATATACTCACTGCCCAGGTCGCCACCCATCGCCAGAAATCACTTTCCGCATGCCCTTTTAGCCGATAATTACCTGCTGCCATGCTATCATTGATAAACCATCTCTGTATCATCTCATTCGATGCCATAACATCCAGGAATTGCGCATGATTTCCAAGCTCAAGATGATCGTTAGGCGCCGGAGTCGCAGTACATGCCAGTTTATATGAAACACCCTCGAACATATTCAGTATCATGCGCTTTGTTGCGCCAGTGAATGATTTTAGTATGGAGCTTTCATCTAGCACAACTCCCTTGAAGTAACCGCCATCAAACTCTTTCAGCATGTCATAATTCGTAATCACGATGTTACAATTTGACTTCTGGGCTGCATCTTGACTGCGAACATATTCGATCTGGACGTTTATCTTTTTACCCTCTGCTACGGTTTGGTGCGCAACTGCAAGCGGGGAGACAATAAGAAACTTCCCGCCAACTTTAGACTGTATTATTCTTGCCCACTCAATCTGCTGTAACGTTTTACCAAGGCCGCACTCCTCGAATAATGCAGCCTTCCCTAGCCTTACAGCCCATGCCACAATAGCCCGTTGCCACTCGAATAACACCTTGTTTACTTCATCGTCATTACAGTCAATTCCAGTTTGTTGTACTTTTGCTATCTTGCTTTCTAAAAACTCTTTATAATCCATGATGTTCTCCTTATAATTTATAATATCGTTGGCGTTCAGCAGGGCGGTCATGGCATACTCCGATATTCAGCAAACGACGGAAAGCCCGGCTGCTTGACCATGACGATGTATTTTTTATCACTCTCCAGCTCTCGCCCCTTTGCAAACCATAATACCCTGACGTTATCCCGATCTGTCGGGCTGATGCGTTCACCCGGCAACCCCTCTGGCGGATATTTGGTCAGGAAGGTGATGATATCGGCGTCGTGCAGTACCTGGCCGCTGCCCCTCATGCCGGTTTGCGTAGGCTTGCCGCTGTTCATGCCCTCTTTAGTCATCGAGTTGATAACAATTCCGGAGAGGTTCAAACTCATGGCGGCGTTTTTCAGCCCCCTGCTACACATGGCGGTTCGTTCGGTCTCGCCCATCGTGTCTTTACCATCGGCCAGCAGGTGCAGGTAATCGACTACAAACCACTTGATACCTCTGGTCGCTTTCAGCCTGGCAAGATCGGCCCGGATTGCTGATGTTGTCCAGTCGGAGGCGTCGCTGATGGTGATCGGTAACGCGCTCAGATGTTCAATAGCTGCAAGGAAACGATTATAATCCTCTGGTGATAACGTCCCTTTTTTCAATGCCGAAGTTGCAATCTTGGCCCGGTCACTGATCCACCGCCGCCCGACTGATTTATCTAGCATCTCCATTGAGTAGATAACGCCGGGTTCGCTTTTCGCCATGTTTGCGGCCATTCCCATGACCAGGAGGGACTTCCCAACGCCAGGCTCGCCGGACATCATGATACTTTCCCCTAATTGCATACCGCCGGTCACACGATCATAAGCAGGAAAGCCTGTAGGTATGCCCCAGGTGTCCACCGGGTTATTCATGGCCTGCTCGACCTCATCATAGATATCTGACATCACATCGGCAACTAAGCGGCTGCGCCCGGTCATGCCGGCGCTGCGTGTCATACCGTCGATTAGGTCAGGTAGTGCGGCGTCTATATCGTCGCCATTGGTCGCCAGTGTTGCGGTACGATTGGCGATGTCTAGCAGGTTGCGCCGCCTGGCCGACTCTCGCACGATAGCGCCATAGCTATCAGCGTTATGCCCCCAGAACTGACCGCTTGCCAGTTTTGTGACGTACTGCGCGCCGCCGATAGTCTCTAACTGTGCAGTATTTTTCAGGGCGGCTATCAGGGTGATGTAATCGGCCTGTTGCCCCTGGCGGCGTAATTTGCCGATGGTCTCAAATACGATGCGGCAGCGTTCCAGATAAAAATGATGCGCATCTACGCCGCAAGTGTCGATTAGTTCGGGATTGGTAACGATAGCGCCGACCAACGCCTCTTCAACGTCAATGGGTTGCAGCTTCTCGTTATTCATGCTGGCGTGTATCCTTCCAGGGCGGCGTGGGATTGCTCGCGTTTGATTATCAGGTTTGCCATTATGGTATCCAGCGACCAGGGGCCGCTGATGGTGTACTTGCCAGCGGCCAGCGCGACAGCTTCAGCTATCATCTGCGGCGTGACCTCTTTTTCAACCCACGGCTGAATAGACGCAAACCACCGCTTATCAACTGCATCTGAGCCATTACTCTTTTTTATGGTCGTGGCCTTAGTAAAGGCTTTCTCTAATAAAAGGTGGCGTTTCCCTTTTTCGATTGCAAATTCTGGCAATTCTGCGCCTTCAGGCGTTTCATCATCAACATCACCATTATCATTAACATTAACACTCTCTATACCGCTACCTTGAACACTAGGTAGTTCGCTAGGTAGTTGCATATAACCTCCGTTGCTATCCCACTGTTCTGTCGCTATCTTATTGCCTGTAGTGTGGTATCGGCAACGATCAACCCACCCAGGCGGTGCTGGGTGGTCAGATGGTGAAGCCCATTGTAAATTTTGATAGCACCACCACTTAACAATTTGGATATAACGCCCGCCGTCAGCCTCATAAATTGTTATATAGCCACTGTCTGAAATTGCGTGTAAGTCCTCGCTAACTTCCTTTAGTGTGATATCGTCGTAAGGCCAGACGATTGAACGGATAAATGCCGGCGCTCCTGGCAGACGACCCTGGTCGTCTGCCATTGTAATAATGCCTTGCCACAGATCCCGCTGGCGGTAGGTCAACTCTGCGAAAGACTGGGATTTTCTTATCTTGCTATCGAGTAGTCGTTTTTTACCCATATTATTCTTCCCATACTCTTTTTTTTCTCGCTATCTCAGCTGCGGCAGAAGCCCTCAGCATTGACTTTATAATCTTGTCAAGTCCAAATATTATGTTTTCATCCATCGTAATATTGGATAGTTCCATGTATTCTTTATGAGACTCAATCGCTCCTACAATATATTCAGCCCCTATTGAGTCAAGCGTGTGTTCTTTTCCATCCAATCCAAATATGTTGCAGTACTTAAACTCAGGATTATTCTTTGTTTTCGGTCTTCCAAAATACTGATATGGCGTTCCCCAAAATACAACCGTTTCGATTTGTGATCTCTTGGCTAATTCGGACGCCTTCATAAGTGCATCCTCGTAAGGTGGCATATCTGGCTTTATTTCTATGTATGCCTTTGGCATTTTGTTTTCTTTCACGAGGAAGTCCGGTAAATACCATATGCTGTCCATCTTAAACCCCTCCGGTTCGTACTCCCAATCTGCACCTAATTCATCAAAGAACACCGCCCAGCGCGCTTCAAGCCTCGACCGGAACAAATACCCTTTATATTCAGTTTCAATTGCTTGTATCATCGCTCCTCCCTCAATCTATCCATTACCCAATCCGTTGACCTGGCCCAGCCGATCACGCCATGCACCTGCTTCTTCGGCTCGCAGGCTTCCAGCGCGGCGGCTTCCATGAGGTCAATGATGCGCTCGAACACCCAGGACGGCAGGTCTGGAAATTCCGTCGCCAGGTACAGTGTCAGGTGTGAATGTGATTTCTCGATTGCAGCGCGTAGAAAATCACGCTGTAACATGACCCCCTGCGCGGTGTTGCTATTCTTACTCATGGCAACCCCCTAAACCAGGAAACGAGATTATATCTTTGTAATAGTCTCTCACCCAGTTGTAGGTTCTGCCTACTTTTATTGACAGGATGACATTGTATGGTTTTTCAAACACCCTTGCGATTTCTGAAACGTTATGCCCAATTGAGAGCAGGTATATCACTTCTAGTGCCTCATGCCTATTGAGCATTGATATTGAGCACCTACCTTTGAAGTGGGCGTCTATAATATTTTCTTTACATGTTCCTGTCTCTAAATGATTGGGGTTTACGCAGGACGGATTATCGCATGTGTGCATAATCAACAGACCTTCGGGTATTTCGCCGTTTGCGATCACCCAACTCAGGCGATGAGCAGAAATATGTTTCCCGTCTCTACGTGTCCTCCCATAACCCGCTGGCGATTTGCTCCCCCCCCAGTTCCAGCAGTCGTTATCTCCCACAACATCAACATTGGAATAAAATTCTTTAGCGTGTTTGATACTCATTTGGCGTCTCCATTCATCCGGTTAAAGCAAAATGTCGCAGTGCAATTACGCCTAGCTGAGACGCCAATCCCGGACAGGGCATTTACACTGCGACACTTCACTCGCAACTTATTTATATAGTTGTGAACAGGCGTAAAAAATACCCGTCCCAGATTGGCGTCACCACAATTATACACCCTCACGCCTGCAATGTCAAACATAATCACGCCAAATCCCTCTTACTCCACACCCACCACACTACCGTCAGCGTGGCAATCGTGATCCAGAATAGCGGTGTCATCAGTCGGCCAAGTCGTGACGGTCTGTCACGAGTTCAAGCGCCTTCCTGAGTTCCCAGGTCGCCTTCTCGTTGATCTGGTAACTGTTGCCTGGATATTGCCTGCGGATGCGCTCGACAATGTCACCATGTCCGGCGTCCATAGCCTGCGAAGCCTCCAACGCCCAACGTTGGACGCTGCGTTCCCAGCGGTCATAACTATAGGACATCCTGCACCTCTTTCAGCACGCATTGAGATGGCGTCAGGTCATCCTCAAAGTATGCCATCGGAGCGTAATATCTATGTTCATCCGCGCCATCAACACACATAACAACCCTGTGCGATTCTCTGACCCTTAGATATGGCGGGTCATCATACTCAACACGGTATCCAGATCCAATGATCTCACCCGTATATCTGGTTGAGTATCCAACGACCATTAAATTATCTTTTTTGTGTTCAAGTCGCTCGATGATACGATCTTTCATTCCGTTTCCTAGTGGAGAAACCTGTTGACATAAAACAAAATGACTCGCGCTTACGATATCACCTTTTTTGTATTTCATTCCTGCACTTCTTTCAGCACGCCGATATATTCGGAGGCCACTTCTAACGCCGCCAGCTCATCATCCAGCGGCAGGCATAGTTGGAATATGCGAAACTTGGCCCTGTCGTAATCCCAGGTGTTACCAGTGTTGGCGGGTATCTCCAGCCGGGCGCATACGGCAAGGGCAATTTGTCGGGGGTCTTTTTCGATGGTAATTGGTGGTAGCATGATTACCTCAACTCTCCAAAACGTTCGACGTAATACTGTTCAATTGCCGCCCACATCGCATCGCCACCCTGAGATACCATGACATCAAAAAAGTGGTTTGCGTACAAACCCGAACCATCGTAATAACAAGGCTTACCGTCCAGGTATTCCCAATCAGCCATCTGAATTTGCCCATCATACATGGGCATGGGGCTGTGGTATCCAATATCAGCAGCCATTGGACCTTGATGTCCAAACTCCCTCTGAACGTGCGGCAATTGCCAGTTCGTAAAAATCAAGAACTGTACAGCGCCTAATTCTCCCTTTAGGACAAATTTCAAATTTACGCCGTGAATACCGTAGTTCTTTGATGGGTCTGGGTTACGCTTATCATATGCAGGTGTAATTTCTGTTATTCGTTCCATATTATCCTCTCGCGGGGTGGACTTGCGCCCACCCCATAAGGAGAAAGAGTATCTAGCCTCCTAGATACCTACGATAGCAACTTGACGCCGATGCTTGGCGGCGAAGTCTTGACGATAAGCGGCTCAATATCTGCATCCTTGCAGATTGCCCGCCAGTCCGTTGAAGTAACTGTTTCTGTGATGGTGTACTTCTGGATAAGCTCGGCGTCTGCGGTCTTTGCGGGGGTCTCATAGTCATATGTGTTACGTCCACCGCTGTATGATGCCCGCACATTGCCAACCGTCTGCGTCTTGCCGATCTCCAGCACAGCGGCCTTGATTTCTTCCTCGAGTGCGTTTGCTTGCTTGACAAGCTCTTCCCATTCCAGCATTTTTTGCGCAAGTTCTGACATGTTCATTTTATTTATGTGCTCCTGATAGTAATTGATAGCAAATAGAAATTTATTTCAGGTGGGACTTGCGCCCCACCTGTTTGATTAGAGAAGTTCGGCCTGACCTTCTTCTTTCAAGGCCTCGGTCAGGCAGCTATTCGCTTCTGTGATTGCCAATCCATCCGGCAACCACTCGCCGTTTTCGTCAGCCTGGACATTCAGCCAGCGCATAAACGCGCACGCTTCACCGTCTGACAACTCCTTGACGCTGGACGCTCCGCACAGATAACGCATAACGGATTTCCGCTTGCTGGTCTCTTCGCCAGTCCCTGCAAAACACAACTCCAGATTTGCGGCGATCATGTTCCGCTGCTGGTCGGTGGGTTTGGTATTTTCCTTTTTGCATACTGCGACCATCGCAGCGAACTTGTCAGGCATGATAATAGCCGGGTAGGGACGTTCAACTTTGGTGACGGTGGTGTCTGCCTGCTGGCCGTATAACGCTTCCATGCGTTCGGCATTGTTGGTCGGGCGGGTGACGGTGGGTGTCACGTCAATGATATTTCCGTCAACGTCAATATCTGCGCCTAGCTCCTCTGGCGTGTAGACTGGTGCGCCGCCGAAGATCCCCGGGGTGTACCACTTTGCGCCGTTACTGATAGCGCGGGCGAATAGCATGTTCTTCGGAAACTTGTCCATGTTCTTCGTGCCTACCCGCTTAGCGTCTTTGGCGTCAAATGCCGAACGTCCGACTTCCTGCCCATTCTCGATAAACACGATCTCGCAGCGTTCGTCAGTCAGTTCAATGACCTTGTAATCATAGCGGGGGTCATTCTTGATAAGGGACGCTAACAGGTTAGCGCCGAGGGCGGGTTTGCCCTGGATAATGTGGATGCCGGTCATACTGGCAAATGCACCCAGTCCCAATTCACGGCCCGCCATGACCTTGACAATGGCCTGCGCAGCGTTCTTGCTATCCTGAAAATAGCCGCTATCAACCATTGCCTTTCCGATCTGTGCAACTTCCTCGAATGGTACAATCTGGTTATTCGTCATAATTCATTCTCCTTTGCGATAAAATGGATAAAAAGCGCCGGGGTCACTAAAATGGGTTATGTCGTCTCTTACATTCCCAATCTTGACGGGGTCACTCCTTTCGACCCCGGCGCCGGGTAAACTATTTGCGACGGTTGATCTTGCGGCTGGCCTTCGCCATCTTCGCCCGCTTTTTGTTGCGCTTCTTTTTTTGCGGCCCATCATCAAGCTGAGTAATTTTTTTATCACTCTTGATTGGGTGCATCACGATGTAGCCAGCGTCTTTACGATCTTTGTCTGGCGCTCCGCCAGTTAAAACACGCTTTACAATATCTCTCAGTCTCATTATTTTTCCTTTCACTAAATCTTGTATCCTGTCCTCCGGAGACGGGCAAGATATTCATTCTGTATCCGCTGCCGTTCCCCCTCAGGGTTATACAGGTCTGTGTGCTTTGCCATGCCGTTGACGGATATCCGGCCATTGCATCCCGGCCAGCCGTTCGGGTAAGCGGCGCATCGGCGGCGGTGTTCGGGGCGTTTTAGGCAGGCGTTACAGTTCATCGGCTTTTGTGCCATGCCATAACACGGGCGTAAGCCGAACACTTGCGGCAGGTCGGCCCATAAACGCCACACTCACAATCACGGTATAAATCGTTATAGTCGCCGTATGCTTTGTGTGCGATACCGTCAGCGATAAAAGCGGCGTCCTTGAGGTTCTGCAACTCGATATATTTACCGCTGATGGTCAGCGGATAGGCCATATCTTCGACCTCTTTGTAAGCGGTGTCTGAGCTTAGCGACGCTTCCCAGTAGCGGTCGTGAGCCAGGCTGAGAACGTCCGGCGGGGTGATGATCTCGACAGTATCGTCTAACATTCCTAGATAATTGCTCATTTTGTCACCGCTTTGGCTTGTTCGATGGTTACGTCTGGGTTGGGCTGCGATACTGCCGCCGTCCAAGCCTGCTCGATGATATATGTCGCCATCGCCGATAGGGTGGTAGGCGGCTTGCTTGTCCATGCCAGTTGTTCCAACATGGCGTGAGCCTCCTCTGTAATCCTGATAACTTTTGTTTCTGTCATTTGTACCTCCGGGGATTTGCTGATTGATTGCTAATGTAATAAGATTGTAGCATAGATGTAACATGGTGTCAATAGGCAATATTTACAATATATCCGATAATAGACTCAATCTGTCTATTACTGAATATAAACGCAAACTGTTACAAATCCGCAAATTTTACGAATAAAAAAACGTCCTGGTGGCGTTTTGCGTATGAATAGGTAAAACTCTATCCCCAACACAAAACGCCCAGCCTGAGCCGGGCGTCCGTGGGTTGCAACCTCGCCACGTTCATCGTTGCGCATCGTTGAGAGGCGGTGGACGTGGACTTATGCGGAGATTATATCACAGCCGTGATTATACTTGCAAGTATTATAATCGTGTTTATCTTACGTCAGCCGTAACCGAGATATGCGGGTAAGCGGTCTTGCCTGCACTCACCACCTCAATTCCAATCCAGGCGATACCGTTCGGCGTGGGTGGAAATTGTTTTAGATCGCCCCAGCCGCCCTTGTCATAATCCTGCTTATAACCCGGTGTCCTGATGTAGTGCGCCAGGTCAAAGGATTTTACGCCCCGGTTGCTGATGCGTTCCCGCTTGATTGACAAGGCATACTCCTGATGATTGTGTCCATTGTGCACTATATCAGCATCTGGCAAATATACCGCCTGCCTCGCTGTGCTGATAACGCCCTTCGTGACTGGCGCATTCCCGCCGCCGCCGTGATGGTATCTGTACTTGACGCTAAAACCAGCCCCGCCCGACTTAGCCAGGAACTGAAACACAATCCAGCCGCCCACGCCGCCGGTTATTGTCTGCGACCCAGCCCGGCGCAATTCAGCAGTGAAGCGGCTTGTCAGGTCGGTGGATGCCTTCTCGTAAACGGACGCCTCGTGATTGCCACGCCCGACTAAAAGAAAACGGTCAGCGAACGGCTTATAAAATGCCACCGCATCGTCCACAATCAGATCGTAATAGTTGCCACCCAGGTACTCAGGACGCAAGTCGTCATATGAGCGGCGTGGATCATACTTACCTGCCATAGCGTCAAACAAGTCGCCGGCGTCAACGATATATGCTCCCCGTTCCTTGACCTGCTTCAAGTGTTGCAATTCTAGTGACCTGTTACAATGCAGGCTATCGTGATGCCTATCACTGGATGCGCACAATTCCAGCCTATCACCCACGCCATCATAGACGCATTTCACCATGATAACGTCGGCTCTGTTTTCGACAGATGTGATATTCAGTTGTCATAACCTCCCACTATAGAACAGTATCCGCCTTGATACCGTGCAATGCCGCCAGATAATCCAGTTTATCTTTATCTGACAAGCTCGCCCAGGTCTTATTTTTTTGCTTACCCTTCTCTGCAACAATCGCTGGGCGTTCGGCAATCAATATCTTTTTGCGCTTCGGCTTTTCATCCCCTGCGCCGATGTCAATAATTCCAACCTCTTGTTTATCCTGTTTTTTTGCCGTCATAAGATTGGGTCTCCTGGCGGCGGTGTCACTGCCTCCGCCGCGTATACTTTCGCCACACAATCAGCCAGCGGGCCATCCTCGCCCCTGACCACGATAACGCCGGCCTGTTCTGATACCACCTCAAACTCCCCACGTCCGGCGGTCATCTCAATCGTTTCAATCATGCCGCCGATGTTGATATTGACCGTTGCCTGTGCAGGATCACCCGTCACCACAAACACGGCGGCGTCAATACCATCAGCCACAATGACAACACTGTCCGGGCTGATGCTGTACCGGATCGCCGCCAGCTTTGCCGCTTCTCTCTCTGCGTCCCTGATTTCGACCTGTTCAATCGTCAGGGCTTCCTCGATGACTTCGCCGGTAGAGCAGTCTACCCGCCGCTTTGCGCCATAGCCAAACACAAATAATCCCGCTGGTTCTTCGCTCATATCTCACCGTATCCCGTAGAGTAGTATTCTAGTTTTATCAGCCAAATTGCTTCCAGTCGTCGGGAAAAAATTTAGCTGTGTGACCGCCCCGGCGTTGTTGAATATCCCGCTGAAATTATCCTGGTTACCATCACTGCCAGCCACGCCCCAAAAAGCGGCGTTGTGTGAAAAGAACTGCGGCCCCTTGCTGGCGTTGGTATAGTCCGGTATAGTCATCTCAAACGTTGCAAACATCGACGCCCCGGCAGTCGCCCCAACTGATGTTGTAACTATCCAGGACGTTTCAGCGGTGGCATAATCAGTCGATGCCGGCGCGCCGTTGTAACCGTATAACCTCACAAAGCGGTGACGGTCAGCGGTGCTATCATCATTGACCCGACAACGTACACTATCAAAGGCGGCGGCCTGGTCGGTTCTGGTGCTGCCGATAATTTTTAGATGCGTGTAAGTCTGCGGGATGCTGGCGAACTCAATCTCGGCAGTATCGGCGGTCAATATCTGGTCGCTAATCAACCACATGCGCCCAGCCGCCCCGGTCGCCATGCCGCCGCTCTCGGATGCCAGATAGTAAGGCAGGTCGTAATCGCTGCCAGCTGCCAGCCTGACCAGCGTCTTGCTTGCGCTTGCCGGTGTCAGGTCGCCTTTAGTCGTGACAATACCTAACCCCGTCTTTGCCATGTTATCACGCAAATAGGTATTCAATTCGGCGGCTAAAAGCGGATCTCCGGTTACAAATGTTTTGACGGGTATATCTGCGCCCATAATATCTCCTCTAGTATCCTAGTACATCTGTGCTATCAAGCAGGGACGTATCCAGAATGAAATAGCTTTCGTTATCTGCCAGCGGTGACGGTATCCACTGACAGGTGATATTCCGCTCGCCGTTGATCGTGATATTGACGCCATTGATGAAATAATCCTGCGCCGATAATCCGGTCATGTCCTCCGACAACGTGAAGCGGTCGCCGGTGTCCAGCGCAAGAAAAGCCGCCATCAACGCACTGGAATATTTGGGGTAGAACGTCACAGATAACACATCCTCACGCGGCGTCTTTTGACGGGTCAGCCAGTAATTTGCGGCTGATGCCGATGCGTTGACATCATCCTGGTATTTCTGGTCTATGTTGAGTAGGTATTCGCCGTGAGAGGCGGTCAAGGCGGCGTCCTCGACCTGCACGATCTGCGGATCGTAAAAATAAATTCCCTTGCCGCGTACCTGTAGTTTGGTGATATAGCCGGTCAGCGTGCCGGTGTTGACCAAAACGAACTCAGTCGCATTTGCGCCATAGGTGCAGCCCGATACATCCAGATAGGCGGTCAGGTCATCGCCGCTGCCATCCTCTGCGCTGTTCATTAGATAGTCGGTCGTTGCGACCAGTGAGACTAAGTCCTTCCCAGATACCTGTTTACTGCCGCCGGTTGGGTCTCGATATTTACCGCTAAACGTTGCGGTGTTATCAGTCCCCGGAGCGATTGACATAGCCTTTGGGAGTGAGTACAATACCGTCGTTGCGGCGGCGTCTACCTCTCTAGGATTGGCAGTCACTTGCAATTTATTTGCAAACTGCGCCCCGTAAGAAGTATCAAGCTCGACCATCGTGTTATCCAACGTCACGCCGCTGGTACGTTCCCAGCGTGAGTATCGCCCGTCGACTTTCAGCACCTCGCCGTATGTATCATCATGGTGGATGTAGATATACCCGCCCTCTGATAATGCCAGCTTCTGAAACTCTGTCAACGCCCTGGTTGCCGTTCCCAGGGTGTCGAAGGCGTACGGGAAAGTATCCGTGCCTGTGCCGTAGTCTGTGGATAATGGCGCAACGGGTATAGCCGCCAGCAGCAGGGCGACAACCTCCTCGATGCGTTTATTCTCTGCGCCTTCCTGGACCACCAGCGGATAAATCGCCGCCTGGTTCATCCAGTCAAGAGCCGTGACCATCGTCCGCCGTTCTCGCTTTGTACCTGCGACCACCTGTATACCGTCCGGTGGGATGCGGCCATAAATGCGCTTTGTGTTCGTACCGTCAGTCATCCACACTCTGACACCGATGCCGATGTCAAACCCTGCCCGGCAGTTGGTATGCCCAGGGGTATAATACCCGACCAGTCCGGCGCTATTGGCCTCTGAGTTATTCAGTTCCAGCCTGATTTCTCCGGTGGATGCGACCCGATCCATAACGCCATTGCCGCCGATACCGTAGGATATCTCCAGCGGTTTGAGTACATCTTCGCTAACGTCGCTCCATGCGCCAGGCGAAAATTCCATCTCCACCGCCATGCCGAAACCATCATCCGGTACAATCCCAAAATAGGATTGGCCGAAGTAAGCAACGCCGAAATGTGTAGGCGTGGAAGGCATTAGATTATCCCATAGTCCGATAGATAGACGACCTGCGGGCCGCTTGATGGTGCAGGTGCGTGAGTAATCACAAGCTGCGGTTTCATAGCTACGATATTAAAATTGATATACTCGCCGCCCGTTGGGGCAGTGGCCGCCTGGTCTTTTGCGCTGATAATGCCGTAATAGGTATAGCCTGTTTTATTGACCCTCGCCGGTGTCAATGCCGCTGATGTGTAGTAAGTCCCTGTGCCTATGCCGGATGTGTTGCGCCATAATGCCTCGGTAGAGGCCGCAAGAATAGCGTCGAACGTCGCCTCTCGATTGGCGGCATCTAACGGGTCTTGTCCCGACCAATCACAACTGACGATATTGATATCAAAATCCGCCGCTGAACTATCGTTTAGCACGGCCAATTTCATCGCCACCGCCGAGACATCATCAGTGTCCGGTATGCTGGACGTGTCAAATTTGAGACCAAAGCGATAACACTGATAGGGTGTGCCGTACTGCCCAAGACGATACTCTGTCGTATAGATGGCCGAACTTGTCGTTCTCGCAGTCGCATAAACTGCATTTGTCGAGTATACCGTTTTGTTGGCGGCGATATCGGCGTCAATCGTGGTTACAGTCATCAACTCACCCCATACGTTATCAACCAGCCCAATAGATACCCGTCCACATCAAGGGTGTCGTTCGTACCGTCATCAGCTTTACGACTGGCGCGCCACTGGATCATCTGACCAGCGGCAGGAGACCCGCCGATTGTGATTGCCGATGTAGCCGGGCCGATGAATAAATCTGACGTTGTACCGCCCTCGTCATTGGAGTACTGCGCCGTACCCTGTGCAACGTCCAGCGGATCGCTGTTAGCAATCGCTATACCCTGCAAGCCCCAGGAGACTTTATAGGCGGTCGCTGCCGGATGTGTCCAGTATGGCACTCCGGTAACTGTGCCACCATCCCAATCAGCGGGCATGGGCGCATTGGCATAGGCATATTCGATGGTGTCAGGGTCAAACGCCAGGTAATCATAAACGTTTTTATTCGTACCCATCTCTATTTGTGCGCTGGCCGCACATCCCGCCGTGACGGTCGGTTTCCAGTTTGCAATAAATAATTGCTTTGTGGACGTCGCCGTATTGCTGATTTTGGTCTCAGTCCCGGCGTCATCTTTGCCGTACAGCAAACCGTCTGCTTTGGCGTAGATGGACACATAACCCGCCGCCGGTGTAGTGGTATCGCCGCCTTCTTTCAATAGCGACCGTTCGCCGATCTTCATATCGCCGTTCAGGAACAGGTCGGCGGCAGTGTTGCCGAGTAAGACGTTTTCAAGGGCGGCAATCTCTAACTGTAAATCGTTGATATGATCGGCGTCGATGATCTGTAATGGCGTGTTGGTTTTAGTCGTGAAAGATTTTACTGAACTCGGAAATGATGCTGCCATAATACCTTACTCCTATGCCGATGCCATGAGAACGGCGTCACGAACTGACCGGCTGATTTGTCCTGGTAGTGATTTCAATGCCGCTAAAATTGCGGCGTCGTTGCTGCCGACCTGCCCGGCTGGTGTGACCTGTACGTGTTCGCCGGACTGGACGTAAATAGGGCCGTAACTGTCATTTGGGAAGCCAGACGGCACGGTGAAATTCAGACCGGACGCCCCCCGGATTGCGTTCTTCTTTTCATCAGTCCACTGGAAACTTCCGCCGGACGTACCACCGCCACCACCTCCCCCGCCGCTCCCCTCCTGATTGATATAGACCGTTGCGCTCATGCCGTCAAGCTCTTTTATCTTCGTCATCAGCGACCCGATTGACCCTATCAACTTTCCGACCTCAAGCCATGCGGTATGAAAGCCGCCCGTCAGCGTGCCGGCCAGTGTTTCGTTTGCAAAATCAGATATCTTGTCTGCCACATCCGGGCCGGTGATGGTCTCGGCCATATCTTTTAGTGCGATACTGGTGGTAACTGCTGCGCCATCTTCGCCGCCGATTGCTAAAATACCATCATTGACAGGCCCTAAACCTTCCAATGCAAACGCTTCCATGCCGCCCTTTGCCAACTCTAAGGCAGCGGGCATTTCTCCGAACTTTGCAATCAGCGCATCGTAATCCACAACACCATCGGCGGCGTCTGTAACCAATTCCCGGAGCGCTTCATCTAGGCTCTGTGCCGGTATCACACCAGCGTCAACCGCCTGTGTAAGTGCGGATATGCCATCCGTAACTGCCAGTGATTTCTCATCAAAAATACCAAACGCCAAACCCAATTCACTCATAGCGGCGTTGTATTCCGGTAGGGTAATCTTGCCCTCGTCAAGCGATTCGCCCAGGCCGTCCATCATCTCTTTTGCAACTTGCGCCTGTGTTGCGCCTTTCAGGCTTTCAGCCAATCCCCAATAACCCTGTGCGGCGTCAATG